CTGATGATAGAGGATTACCAGTATAAAGTTTTGTTTTTCTGTTAGAACCATATGAGAAAGTAATATTATCTTGTGTAATACTCAATTTGTAATATACATAATCGGTTGTCGCTTTACGTGTTGATAAATCACAAATTTGTAATGAATTATCAAAAATAGCATAGTCTTTACTATTAAATGTAAATTTTAAGTAGGTTACAAATGATGAAGTTATAATAACTTTACTTCCACCTTCACCTAATTTTATAGAACCATCATCATTATATACTAAGCTAACTTCAAATTCGTCTTGGTTTGAGAATGTATATGTACAATATAAATTCGAATAAATAGCTGAGTCATTTGTCTTTATATAATATTCATTATTATTGTGTGAAATATATAATCTGTGTAATGCAATACTTGCTGGAGTATCTCCACTTGCTTCAGTAAATGTTGATGATACATATCCATAATAACTAACAAGGTCAATAGGTGAGCTATTGCAATATCTATCAACATGGAATGTTCCATCTTCTTCATTATAATAGAAAACTTCTGATAAATAGTTGATATATCTTCTATGAAGTTGAAGTCTAGCTTTCTTTAAGCCTGATTCAGCAGTAAATGTTGTGTTATATCCAAAATATTCTTTTGCAACTTTATCTTCTGCCTTAAATTCAAAAACATCATAAGTAAAGTTAGAGTAAAATTCACTATTATAATAGTAATATTCAAAGTCATTATACATGAAAACATAATATGTTAAGTCTTTATTATCTTTTGAAACGGATACCTTATCCATTTTAATTTCTTTATAGTCATGTGTTTTAAAATTAAACTTTAAAGAAGCTGTTGAACCAGCACTTCCTGTAACACCAATAGGGAGACTATCTTCAATAAGTACATTATGGAAATAATTTGTTCCTGGAACTTTACTATAATAATATTTAGAACCATCATATGTAGCTTCTTGTTTAGAATTATTACTTAAATCAGGGGTAATTGTATTATTTGAGTTATTTAAATCTTGAACAATTGATTTTGTTTTATTAAAATCGATTACAAAACTATAAGTAAAAGATTGATTTTCTTTTAAACCATAGTTACTATCTGCTGCACTATATTGGAAAGCAGGAGTTGATTGATCTTCTGGACTGAGTGTTTTGTAATATTTTCCAGCAGTCTCATCTTTAGCTTGATAGTTTGAAGAATATAAATAAACATAACCATTATATGAGATGTAGTCAAAGAGAGGTTCACCTGACTTATTATTATAAGTTGCTTTTAAAAAGTAGTTAGCATCACTAGATCTATCACTTCCTACAATTTTTTGAAGCTCAATAAGTTCATATGAGTTACCAGCTTTAATAATCATATTATAAGATGATACTGAACTAAATGCGTTATATGTTACATCATTATATGCATTTTTATATTGATATACAAAATGTTCACCATTATATGTTATAAGTGTTCCATTTGTACTAAGAGTAACTTGTGAACTATCAATAGCTGATGTATTCATCATAAAATATGAATAAGATGGGTTACCATTGATAATTTCTGTTTTTTCGAGAATTTTATTTGTAAAGGCGTTTGTATTATAGTTCACATAAATATTTGGGTTTACAGAGTTATCTGTAATAATGTTGTATGCTTGAATTGTTTGGTTATTTGGAAGAATAACTGAAACATAAACTGTTGTTGTAATAATACCTGAAGCATCAACAAAAGTATCAACTGATTCAATAACTTCATAAGAAAGTCCAACATCAGTTGCGTCAACAACATTACCATTGTCGTATGCAAATACATTTACAACAAGTGATGATTTTTCATCATATAAAGTTGCTAAAACTGGGGCATTAGTAATGTCCTTTGTATGATAAGCGTAATTTACTAAGAAAGAAGAATATACATTTTTTTCTTCATCAGTAACGACACCATCATTTACATAGTAAATCTTATTATTAAATACAAATTCACATTCACCAGCAGGTAAGTATGCTGATTTTCCACTGAAGTCAGAAACAACGGTTGCAAAAAGATTTGAAGAGTTTTCAATTTTATTCTTCAAAATTTTATGAACTTCTGTTCCACTAGCGATATATGGTGACATATATGAACCATAGAATTTAAATCTATTTTTCTCAACAAGTTTTGATGGATCAGTTTCTTCTGGGTTTTCATAAACTATTTTTGTAAATTCAACATAATCACCATAATTTAAATTGTTGATAGTAAATTCATATCCATTAATAGCTCTATTTTCAATAGCAACATCTTCATCATTAACTTTTTCTGTTTTTACTGTGTGGTCTGCTTTAAATATTGTGTATGTTACATTTTCAAGTTTTGATGAAATAGAGTCTAAAATACTTTCAGCATTAAAAAGTGAACCTGTAAGTGTGAAATTATCAACACGAACATAGTTAGCATAGAAAGTATTATTATTATATTTTTCAGCTGAACCAATTGAAATAGTTTGAGTTCTTGTCTCATTTGTATCATCAACATAAATAACTGAATAAGCAGTATCTTTTAATTCATTTATTGTATCTGTTGAAATATATGGTTTTAATGAAAAATATTTTTCAGATTTAGAACCAAAAATACATGTGTAATTATTAGCAAAATCTTCAAATAAAGTATATTCAGCTGTATCATCAACACTTTTAATTTTATTTAATTGATCAGTTAATAATGATGTTTTTAAAATTAATGAGTTTGTTGATTTTTTATTAGCTGTCCAAGTTTGGAATGCATAATTATCATCATTTAAATTATCAAGGGTTTGAGTTACTTCAATAATTCTTCCACTTGGAAAATATCCTGATAATGAAGTCATATAATACTTATCAGTTGAAAGGGAATATGTTGTTTCAATGCCTGAGAAGAAATACTTAGTAGTATCATAACTAAGCGAACCATAATCTAAATAAGCACTATTTGATGCATATGTTGAGAAGTTGAGTTTATAGGCATTAAAGTTAAGTGGCGAAGAAAATTGAGAGTTTCCACGAACTTGATTTGAAAGTCCAGTTGCTCTATAACTATCAAAACCAGCTTCTCCTTCCTTTATACCATCTGAATCAATACCATCATATATAATTACACCTGATGACTCATCATGTATATAGCTAATATTTTGTCCAAAGTTAGGAACGGCTCTTACTCTAATATTTCTTTGAGTTGTTCCTGCTTCGAGTTGTGGGTTGAAAGCCATATAGAAAACTTTATCATATGACTCACTTGCATTAAGTGTTGGGTCATATACACCAAGTGGTGTTTGATGAACATCATTAGATTTCTTTTCCTTCATATATACAGCTTGAATAAAAGAATCAGCTGGAATCCAGTCTCCAGATGAACCTTTTCTAAAAGCAAAATGGAAAATTTCATTAAGAGGTGCATTCGCCTTAATATAATTGCTAGACGAATAGAAACCTGGTTCTCCATTTTCTACATATTTTGTATCTGATACGATTTGAAGTTTACTTATATCAACTGATACGTGAACTTGATATAAGTTTCCACTAATCATAAAAGTATAGTCTGGATAAACCAAATAATTGGTGAAAACTTTATCACCAAAAGGTTTTTCTCCATAACTAGTTGTTAAATGATAAAATGCTCTTGAACCAGTTTGGTCAAAATTCCTAAAGAAAGAATCTGAAATTGTTCCTGGTACAGAGTTTACCATTGTGTCATATGAAGCATTACAATAAAACTCCATAGGGACAATAAATGAACCCGTAAATTCATTTTGTGTTCCATCGGTTGTAGCTTCATAATAGGTGACAGATAATTTGTTTAATCTATATCTGCCTTCTGCGTCATACAATAAGTCGTAAGAACTTGATGACGAAGCACACGATACCATAAAGATTGACACAAGTACAATCACAAATGATATCAAACATTTTGTTGTTTTTGAAATAACATTAAAAATGTTTTTCTTATGTGTTTTTTCCATAATATCCACCTTCTATTATTTTGTTTCAAAAGATAGTTTATACAACTACTTTTACCTACTAATTTTAACATAAAAGGTCGATTTTTTCAAAATAAAAAAAAAGATTTTGCAATATTTTTATTTATATATTATATAATATATCGAAATATTTTATTATTTTTAAATTTAGATTTATCATTTTTTTCTTATTAATATTTTTATAAATGCTTATAAAATCAATATTTATAATTGATATTGCTTTTAAAATAGTATTATAATCATAACGAAAAATATATTTTATAAACTTTTAATAAAAATTTTTATATTTTTAGTCAATTTGTACATATTTTTAAATTTTTATAAAATTAGTGTCAGTGTCTAAAAATTTTTCAAAATATTTATAATAAAATGTTGATTGTTAGCGAATTTATCATATTTTAAAGGAGAACTGAATGAAAAGGACAATAACTCATAGTTTAAATGAAAATAATGGTTTGAATAATGATGATATAGATATAAAAATTTGGGTAAAAGCATTACTTTATTCATATAAGGTTTTCCCAAATTTAATTAATACAATTGATAAAATTATTAAGCTAAAAGCATCATCTATGGCTTACTATAGTAGCATTTACAACTTATCGAAATCGACAAAAGATCAAATAGAAAATGTTATTGATTTATCTGAAAGAAAGAAAAATTTAGTTAATATTTATTTGATGATTTCGAAACTATTAGATTGTCTAACATATGAAAGTAGAGAACTTGCTGAGAAAAAGTTTATTGATAGATATACAAGTGATGAATTATCACAAGAATATGGAGTTTCTGTTAGAACGATATATAGGAGACAAAATAAGGTAATAGAGGAAATTTTTTCATATGTAAAAAAAATGAAATGGTCACTAAAATTTATTGAAATTCAAGTTGATGGCGAAGAGTGGCTTTATGAAAGGTTTTATAAATTAAAAGAGGAGTACCTAAATGATTTAAACAATGCATCTTATAATAAATCATCATCAGAATCGTAGTATGGGAATCTGGGATAATTGTTAGAAGAATTTTGTGATATACGAGGTTGATTTTGGTTAATTTTTCTTACGAATGGTTTTCTGCTCATATTTTGAATTTCATTTCTAAGAAATTGGTTATTTTGATTAGTATTTTCGAAACTATTATTGAAATTTATAAATTGATTTGAGTTATTTGCAATATCAACATTATTGTTTTGATTAGATTTTTTATTTTGAAATATTTTTGAAATTTTATGAAGTATTATTAAGAATAAAATTATTATTGGTATGGCTACAATTGAAATTAGAATTATTTTTACAGGCGAAGAAATATAAATTGTATTCTCGTCAATGGAATTGTTATTAATTACTTCTGGATTGGTTTCAGTGTTTGAAATAATTTCAGATAAATTTGTAATATTTTCGCTATATACATAACCTTCATAAACATTTGTAGAATTGTTTTCAGGAGTGTAAGAGATATAATACCACAAGTTATTTTCACCTCCGTTTGGCTTTTCTCCATATACACTTGCAATGTATTTTATATTTTTTGTAGAAGCTGGTATGGTGGTGAAAATTGAACTATTAGCACTTGGCTTGCTCCAAACTTGAGTTCCTGAACTGTCTTTTATATCACATACGACTCCGTCAAGAGTTTTAACAATTGGGATAAATGTTGCTATGGTTATTTTTGTTGAATCAATATAACCAACATAATCTCCATATTGTACTTTATAACAATTGTCGGATATTGAATCAATTATCATAACAAAATATGTTTCTGGTACAATAAATAAAATATTATCAATTTCGTTATTTATTGTAGGTGTTTTATATAAAACACATTCAGAATGAACTTTACCATATGTTGATACTTCTGCTTTGGCACTGCAAAACAGTTGAAAATCACTTCTTATAAATATTGCAAATAATAAACTAATAAAAATGCAGATTTTCTTCATAAATTAATTATAAATCAAAAAATATTTTTTAAAAGTGCGAAATTTGATGAAAAAAAACATCTTTATAGGTATTAAGACAAATTATGAATAAAAGAAAAATTATTAAACTAAAAAAAATTATTAATGAAATAGAAAAAAGAAATTTAAAAAGATTATATTTATATAACAATGGGAAAGTTATACATAAAAAACAATTAGAATTTCATAAATCACTTAAAAAAAACAGGTGGGTTTTTGGTGGAAATAGAACTGGAAAAACAGAGTGTGGAGCAGTTGAAACGATTTGGCTATCACTTGGCATTCACCCTTATAGAGAGAATAGAAAAGAAACACAGTGTTGGGTAGTTAGCTTATCTAATAGAGTCCAAAAAGAGGTTGCTCAATCAAAAATATTAAAATACTTACCAAAGTCTACAATTGTTGATATTATCATGAATCAGGGTAAAAAAAATTCACCGGAAAATGGAATAATTGAATGCATTATAGTTAGAAATAAGTTTGGTAATAATAGTAAAATTTGGTTTAAATCATGCGAAGAAGGAAGAGAAAAATTTCAAGGAACAAGTCTTGATTTTGTTTGGTTTGATGAAGAGCCTCCGGAAGATATTTACAGAGAATGTCAAATGAGAATTTTAGATAAATGTGGAGAAATTTTTGGTACTATGACACCTCTAAAAGGTATGACTTTTATATATAATGAAATATACCTAAATGAGAAAAAAGATGATGAAATTTTTTATATTTTCATATCTTGGGACGATAATCCATTTTTAAATAAAAAAGAAATTGAAAGATTATCAAATTCACTTTCTGCTGATGAAATTGAGTGTAGAAAATATGGAAGATTTTTAGCTATTGATAAGGGATTAATTTACCCTGAATTTGATATAAATATTAATGTTATAATGCCTTTTAAAGTTCCTATTGAGTGGCAAAGTATGATTTCTATTGACCCTGGTCTTAGTAATCCACTTTCTTGTCATTTTTATGCAAGGGATTTTGATGATAATATTTATGTTATTGCTGAGCATTTTGCTGAAAATAAAACAATTGAATATCATGCTAAAATGATAAATGATATTGCACTTAAATTGAATTGGAAGAGGCTTTCTAATGGAATGCTTGAGGCTTTAATTGATAGTGCAGCAAAGCAGAGAACGTTATCGTCACAAAAAAATGTTGTTGACCTTTTTTATGAAAATGGAATTATAACAAATCCTAAGGTAAATAAAGATGTTTTAAGTGGTATTTCGACAGTTAAAACATACTTAAAAAACATTAGTGGAAAGAGTAAGTTATTTATTTTTTCAAACTGTGTAAATATGATTAGGGAATTTAAGACATATAGATGGAGTGGAAGTGATTCTCCAATAAAAGAAGATGATCATTGTTTAGATGAACTTAGATACTATATAATGAGTCTTCAAAATAAAAATGAAGTTAAAGTGAAATCACAAATTCAAAAAGATAAGGAGAAATTAATACGAAAATTAAATTATAATATTTATGAGAACTAAGAAATTTACAAAAAAAGAATTAATAAAGTTGTTAGTAAAAAAAGCCTCAGGCTTTTTTTATAATGAAGAACAACTTGAATATGAAAAAAAGAATAATTTAGGTAATAAAGATCAGAAAAATATTAAATTAAATAATTTTGAAAAAAATAATGAAAAACGTGTCACTGTTTCTGGAAATTCATTAATAGGTGGTGTTAACATTGAAGTATCAAATGATAGTAATGGGAATGAATTATGTGAAAATGATTTAGTTTTAACAAAGAAAAAAATCAGCACACATTACATTCCTCCAGATATGATTGCAATAAAAATATTATTTGAAATTTTTGATAAGAAGGTTGATGGTAATGATATTGATAAATTGAATGATGAAGAACTTCTTAATCTAAAAAATAAATTATTAAAGGAGTTAAAAGATGAAATTATTTAAAATTAATAAAGAAATTAAATGTGATACAGTTTTATGCAATTGTAATGCAAAATATGAATTTATTTCTAATAGTTACAAAGGAAATATTTATTTATGTGAAGATTGCTTTAATTCTATGCAAAATATTATGAAAAAGGTAAACAAAAATGAAACAAAATCAAACTAATAAGTATATTTATAATGAATTAAAGGACCAATTTATTGTTCAAAACATTAAGGAAGATTTTGCTTTAAGACAACAAGAGCGTAAAAATTATGAGTTATCTTGGGAACTTAATATGAATTTCTTTGTTGGAAACCAATATTGCTATATTTCAAATACTAATGAAATATCAGATATAGAAAAGAGATATTATTGGGAGAATAGAGAGGTTTACAACCATATTGCTCCTATTGTTGAGGCTAGATTTTCTAAATTAAAAAAGATTGCTCCAAATTTAAATGTGAAACCAATAAGTGGTTCAGATGAGGATTATTATTCAACAAAACTTGCTAAGACTATTTTGAAAAAAATAATTGATAAAAACTCGCTTAAAGATGTAATTTCTACGGCTACTTATTGGAGTGAAATAACAGGAACTGCTTTTTATAAAGTTGTTTGGGAAAATGATGATGGAGAAATAATAGGCAACATTGATGGTAGAAAAATAAAAAATGGTGATGTTAAAATTTCTGTTTGTTCACCATTTGAGATTTATCCAGATTCTAATAGTGCTTGTGATATTAATGACTGCAACTCAATTATTTGTGCTAGGGCTTATCCTGTTGATTATATTAATGAAAAATATCATAAATACTATAAGGGTGGAGATGTTGATATTTTTGAAATAGGAAATAATAGTTTTTTAAATGGTATGTCTGGGAGAAGTAATATTACTAAAATTAACCATTCAAAAAAACATAATCACATTCTTGTAATTGAAAGATATGAAAAACCTACTAAGAAAAATCCTAACGGAAAGTTTACAATAATTTGTGGAGATGACCTTTTATATGATGGTGAATTACCTTATATTATTGGTAATGATGGAACTAGAGGATATCCTTTCATTAGACAGGTTTCTTCTAAACAAATTGGTTGTTTTTGGGGTATGAGTATTATCGAAAGATGTATACCAGTGCAAAGGGCTTATAATGCTATTAAAAATAAAAAACATGAGTTTATTCAAAGGCTTGCAAGTGGAGTACTAACAGTTGAAGATGGATCAGTTGATATTGATAACTTAGAAAATGAGGGACTAGCTCCTGGAAAAATTTTAGTTTATCGAAATGGAGCAACTCCACCATCATTTATGCAACCAAGTTCAATTCCTAATGAACTTAAAGATGAAGAGGAAAAATTAATCCAAGAGCTTAATATTTTAAGTTCTACTAGTGATATGATGCTTTCATCTGGAATTCCTTCAAGACTCAATAGTGGCTCAGCATTATCACTTTTAATAGAGCAAGATAATTTAAGATTATCACTTGCAGCTGAGAATATAAAATTGGCAATAATTAGTATTGGAAAATATATTTTACGACTTTATAAGCAATTTGCAACTACGCCGAGACTTTGTAATATGATGGATTCAATGGGGTCTGTGCAGGTGGTTTATTGGAATAATAATGATATAATCAGTGATGATGTAATTATTGAAACTGACAATGAGCTTGATGATATTGTTTCAAAAAATAAAGCAACAATTTTAGAACTTTATGAAAAAGGTCTCTTTACTGATGAAGATGGAAAGATATCTTCAGCTAATAAAATGAAGATTTTAAATATATTTGGTATTAGTGAGTTTGAACAATATGAAGATATTAGAGAAATACATAAGGCTAAGGCTGTTAAAGAAAATCTTGATATTGAAAATAAGATTGACTTACTTGAAATAGATGACCACAAAATTCATATAGAAGAACATACAAAATTTTTGATATGTGATGAATCAGCTAATGTAAGTGATGAAAATAAAGAAAAGTTATTAAATCATATCAAAAAACATAAAGAATTTTTGTTAGAGAATTTAAATAATAATAAAGAAAAAAATTAAATTATAATAGTTATATATAAATAACTAAATATTAAATAAAAGAGGATTAAAATATGGAAGAAAAAATTATAGAACAACCACAAATTGATAATAGTAACAATGATGTTTTAGAAGATGTTAGCAATTCTAGTTATGTTAGCGAAACTATTGCAAAAGAGGTGCTAGAAAATCAAGAGGGCTCTATATTTGGGAAATTTAAAGATGCAAAAAATTTACTTGAAGCTTATAACAATTTGCAATCAGAGTTTACTAGAAAATGTCAAAAACTTGCTGAGTACGAAAAAAATGCTCAAAAAGAAAATGATGAAAAAAATGATTGCAAAGAGTATAAAGATATCGACGATTTTGTAAATAGCAATATGGGTATGGATAAATATAAAAAGGAAATCGCGGAGATTATAAGTGAAGAAGAACTTAGCAATCTGCCAAATAAATATCAGGTGGCTTACATTATCGCAAAAAAGCTTGAAAGTGAATCTGCAAATCTTTTAAATAACCCTGAATTTTTAGATAAAAACATTATTAATAACCCCTTAGTTAAGGACAAAATTATTTCTAATTATTTATCTAATTTAAACAATGTGTCTGCTCCTAGTATTATTTCAGGTAATGCTACTAGTGTGTATTTTTCACCAACGAAGAGCAAACCAAAATCAATAAAAGAAGCAGGCGAATTATTTTCAAAAATGCTTAAATAGGAGATTTTATGGTAACATTATCAACAGCAGATAACGCTTTAAAAGAAGTGTATCTTGGAGTTGTTTCTAATCAACTCAACACAACAATTAACCCACTTTTAGCTAGAATTAATCAAACTACTTCAGATGTTTGGGGAAAGGAAATTAGAAAACTTGCACCTTATGGTATTAATGGTGGTATTGGTGCTGGTACTGAAGATGGAGATTTACCAGTTTCAGCTGGCAATAACTATGCTCAATTTGTACTTCCACTTAAAAATTTATATGGTAAAATTGAGATTTCTGATAAGGCAATTCGTGCATCAGAACATTCAGAAGGTGCTTTTGTAAACTTACTTAATGATGAAATGGAAGGTCTTATCAAGGCTAGTGCATTTAACTTTGGTAGAATGCTTTACGGTGATGGTACAGGATTTTTAGCAAATGTAACAGGTAACACAACTTCAACTGTTACTGTAGATTCAGTTATTAATTTAATTGAAGGTATGGTAGTTGATATTGTAAGTTCTAATGGTACAGTTGCTAAAGCTACACTTAGAATTACATCTATTGATAGAGCAAATAAAGTTGTTACATTAAACACAACAGCTTTAACAGCTGATGCTTATAAATCTGGTTCTTACAAACTCTGTGTTCAAGGTTCTTATAATAATGAAATTACTGGTCTTGGTGCTATCTTTAAAAATACTGGAAGTTTATATGGTTTAGATAGAGCTTCTTATAGCTGGCTTGTTCCTTATATGAAAGATATTAAATCTGGTTCAACAGCTACTGATATTACAGATATCACTATTCAAACTGCAATTGATGAATTAGATGAAAATGCAAACAGTCAAGTTGACTTTATTGTATGTTCTGCAGGTGTTAAGAGAAATTATCAAAGTTATTTAGCATCATATAGATCAAATATTAACGTTATGAACTTGGAAGGTGGATTTAAGGCAATTTCTTATAATGGAATTCCACTTGTTTCAGATAGATTTGTTCCTGCTGGTACAATGTATCTTTTAAATACAAAAGAGTTTAATTTACATCAACTTTGTGACTGGAAGTGGCTTGAAGGTGAAGATGGAAGAGTTATTAAACAAAATCTTGGTAAACCAACTTATCAAGCAACTCTTGTTAAATATGCTGATATTATCTGTAATAAACCAAGTGGTCAAGCAATGATTACAGGTATTAAAGAATCTTAAATTTAATTAAAAATTAATGTCATTTGGAGAATTTTATTCATGTTAAATAGAAATTATATTGAACCATATAAAGATATGTTTAATATTTATAATTTAATAACTAAAATTAATAAATATTACAGATTATTTTTTGATAAAAAAAATAATAAGTTTTTAATTATTAATATAAATAATAATTATGAAGTTTGTTATACATTTAATAATTTTAATGAAAATATTTTACTAAACTTACAAAAATCGCAAGTAATAAATTCAAATAAAATATTTGAAGAAATTGAAATATGTAACAATAAACTTATTGAAAATTATGTGAAAAATAATTCATATTTAACTAACTGTAAAATGGAAGAGCTAAAAAAATACTCTTGCAGAACAAATAAAATTCTCCTAAGTGATATTAATAAGATAAATGAGGTTAAAAATGCTTAAAAACATACTCATAAATTGTGCTAATTTAATAGGTAGAGATGATATTGTCCTAGAACTGAAAAAATATGAAAAATTAAGTGATTTTAATGATGAAAATATAAAAAATGATATCAGTAAACTATTATGTTTTTATAACTTTATTACAAATAGTATATATGAAAATTATTTAGATTTAGTATTTTGCGAAAAGATAATGTCAGACTCTAAATCAAGTATTGATTACTTTAAATTTAGCAAAAATCCAATTAAAATTATAAAAGTTGAAAATGAAAATTTTAAACCAATATTTTTTGATGTAAAGCCTAATTGTATTATTACAAATTATCCTAATAAATTGCTTTATATTTCTTACAAATTTTTACCAGATGCTGTAAATGATTTAACAGATGATATTAGCTATTTAGATAGAAGGTTAATTAGAATTGTAGCCTATGGTATTGTTAGTGAATTTTTAGCAAGTAATGGAAAAATTTCAGAAAGTGAATCGTGGAATAAAAAATTTTTATTTGAACTTTTTAAGTTAAAAAATAATAAGGAAAGACGATTAAAGTCAACTTTTTGCCTATGAGGGAAGTAGTTAAAAATTATAATTTTTGCGAATTTGATTTTAAATTTGAAGAGGACTGTGTAAGTAGAAATAAGTTGACTATAAAAGAATGTGTAAATGTATCTTTAAATGCTAATACATTTATGCCGTCATTTGATTACAATGATTTATTTATTTCTATGCTCGGTAAAGAAAATTATGAATTATTTTCTAGCAAATACTTTGACATTATTAATTCTTTTATTTATATAACTTGTTTTGATTATTTTGATGACCAGTTACTTGAATATAATAATTTTTATCTTCTTTTAGATAACGAATATAATCTTTATAAATTAACTATTTATGATACTGATATTAATCTGATAAAAATGGATATAAAATTTAATAAAATGCCATTTATTTTCGCTAACAATGGTAAAATTTATTTTTATTCAAAAAAAGATAACTTTATTTATTTTGAAGATAATAATACAGTTATATCAGTTTCTAATTTTATTGACCTTGAAAGCTATTGTAATTATCAAAATTTGTCATTTTTTGTTTCAGCTAATGATATTTATAAAATTTATTATTCAGAAAAAATTGATATTGAAAATATAAACGAAGATTTATCTTTTTATAACTATATATCCGTTGATAAAAAATATGGAAAAATATTAGATGTTGTTATGCTAAAAAATAATTTATATGTTATTCAACAATTTGCAATCTCTAGAATTTGGTTTGTTAGTGATGAAATATATTTATATTCAAATTGCTCTATTAATGCAAAAATTTTAAAGTCTACCATATGTAGATTAAATGATTATTTAATATTTTATTCTACAGCAGGATTATTTTTATTTGATGGAAATCAAGTTAATCAAATTTTTTCTGAAATTACTAATAAAATTAGTTTTGGAGATAAAAAGGCTACTGTTTTTAATAACAAATATTTTTTATCTACTCAAATGAATATAATTAATGATAATAAAAATGTAATTATTGAATTTGACTTAAATAAAAATTGTTTTACAATTCATCAATTTGATAAAATTACTGATTTATACACTATTCAATCAAATAATCATTACAACCTTGTTGCATTAAATTTTTCTAATAATGAATATAAACTTTTAACTTATGATATGCAAAATTTGAACAATAAACACAAATACATTAAATTTAATAAAATTACTTTTGACGATAATTTATTAAAATCTATTATGAATTTGAAAATTATATCTGAAGGTAATTATTTTATAAAAATTTCATCAGAAATATCTCAAAAATTAATTACTGTAAATGGAAATTTAAACATAGCTAATCTTGGTATTAGTGGATACGCTTTTGATATTGATATTTACAGTGAAAATTATTTTAAATTAAAGTCGATGATTTTTTCTATTCAAACTAACATGGAGTAAATATGATTAACAGACTTTTAGATTTAACAAATAAAGCTGATGAATTTGAAAAGTATTTAAGTAGTTTTGATAGTTTTCAAAAAAAATTATCAAAAAAAGCTAATTGTTTAAGTTGTATTAAAAATTTTTCAAATACAGAAATAATTTTGAAAAAAAAGATTTTAATAACAAAAATTCAAGCAACAGAAAAATCAAATATTTTTTTTCAATGTCTACTAGATTTGAATATGAGTAACTCAGAAGAAATTGAATTTTCTTTTATAGTAAATGATATTTGTATTTATAAATCAAAAAAAAATTTAAATTCAGGTTCTAATCAAGTTTGTGTTATGCAAAATTATATGCCAATTGCGTCTGAAAATCTTGATATTTATATTGAGATAAATCCATTAAATAATAAACAAGTTAACCTTTCTATGGCTTCACTTTTTATGTGGGGAAAATTTAATTATGAGCCTGAGATTTCTTACCAAGTGATTGAAACTAATGATAAATATCTTATCTCTTTAATGGATAATAATAGTATTTATTATAAATTAGTTGATAAAATGAAATTAAAATTAAATTTTTCCGATTTTACTTTTTTAGATAACGCAATTTCTTATTCGTTTTGTCATGATACTGAAAATAATAAAACATATTATTTTAGAGTTGATTTAATGGGGAATTTGTTTTATTCGGATTTTTACAATAAAAATGAAATATATATTGAAAGTAATGTTTCTAAAGTCAGTTGTGCAGTGTCTAATAATGGTAATATATTAGTTTGCTATATTAAAAATAATACTTGTTTTTGCTTTGAGATTTATGATAAGCAAATTTCTTATCATAAAAGATTATTTTCGAATATTTCAGCAACTGATTGTCTATGTTATTATAATAAATTTAGAGATAAATTTTGTATTATTGCAACAAGTAGTAATGATTCAAATTATTTTGTTGAAGAAATTGATGATAACTTTAGTCAAATTGATAATATTAATGCTAGCTACTCAGTTTCTATTGAGTTATATTCGGCAAATTAAAGAGGTTTTTATGAATTTAAAATTACACAATAAAATTGAAATAGAAATTGAAAATAAAAAATATGTTTATTATAATTCAATGCTTAAAAGTGTTCGTCAAAAATTAATAAATTTAGAATCATTTAATGATTATATTGCCTTTGGAACTAATGGTGATAATCACTTAAGTAGTAATTATTATCTTAATGAATATTATAAATCATATAAACTTGAAACGGAATTTTTGCAAAGTGATATTTCTCTTGGTAGTGGTTGTTTTATAAAAAAGACTGTTATAATTGATGATTCGTCAATAGATGGTGTCTATTTAAAAGAAGCTGGAATTACTGATTCTAAAGATAATAATCCAACTATTTATAATTATTTTTCTTTAATTTCTGATGAATGTCCTAATGGGATTATTAAGGAATCAGGTAAACCTTTAGTTGTTTCTATAACAATTTATTTGGAAATAAATAACTTAGGTGATGCATTATTAATTAGTGGAAAAAATAAATTTATTGAATTTTTACTTGGAAATGGTATAAATGAAAATATTTATGCTATTAGAGGTAATTGTCGTTTGGAAAATTTGACATATATTGACTATTATAATATGAATCAAAATGAAAAATTTAAATGTAACTTAGAAATTGTAGAGCAAGAGGATAGTCTCAGCTTAATTTTTAAAGCTGATATGGGTTCTAACTCTGTAACTGAGATAGTTTTCCTAATTGAAGATATTCCTGTTGTTAGGATAAACCTTTTAGATTATAAGGAAAATATAGAACTTACTTCATCTTTTACTTCTAATTCATATGGGACAATTGATATGGGTGAGGATATAAAAAATATTTCTACTATTATTAAATCTGATACATCAACGCTAGAGTCAAAATGTGTTATTTCTAATTATGCTAATAATTTTGGTGATAAGATATTTTTACCTTTCCATAATTTATTTGATAATCAAACACCTAGATATTTATCAAAAGATGGTAAGCTAATATTTTTTATAAAAGACGGCAAGTTATATGCTTATAAAAATGAAAATTATAGATTGACTGAAATAAAAACTTATGGTGTTATTTTTGAAAATATTATAAATATTATTTCTTTTGATAAATATGTCTTTATAATTTCTAAATCAGCTCCTTTTATAAATGCATATATAATCGAAAATAATGAATTACTTGCTTGCAGTTTTAGTCTTAATGATTTTTCTGAAAAGGATATTTGGAAATATATATAAAGTTGATGCAACTTTAGGTAAGAATAATTATTTTATGATTGGTTTTATTGATGATACTAATAGAAATGGTTATGTTTTATATTTAATATTTGATAGGGTAAACAAGTTATTTTATGTGGATTATTACGATAAATATGAGTATGAGTTTACAAATGTTTTATCGCTTTATAAGAGTAATTTTGCTGATGCATTTGTGATGTTTTATAAGAGTGATACCTCTGTTTATGAAAGTAAAATAGTTTATTTTTATCAAGATAAAACTACTAGTGAGTTAAGTTCAACACCAGCTTATAACATCTTAAATGATACTAAGGAAATATATTTAAAAAATAGATGTTTAGTTGTTGAAAAGGTAAGCAGTCCACATATTTATTTATACTTTTATCCTGAATTTAAAGAGCATATTATTGATATTTCTAATAATGAAATTAATGATTATTTTTCTTCAAATATGCATTATTTATTACAAAAAATTGGGAATGGAAATTATAAATTCTATAATTTAATAAATTTTGAAAAATACAATGAATTAGATTTTACACTATCTGATATAGAAGATTATACAAGTATATTAGATTTTGAATTTTTAAATGATACTCTTTTGATTTTTCTTGATAATAGCGAGAAGATTGTTGGATATAACCTATTAAATAATAGAACTGTTATAGAAAATTTATCAATGCCTGAAACTAATTATGATATAAAATATACTAAATACGATTTAATAGGAAAAAATAATGAAGGAGTTATTGTTAGTTTTATAACAAATATTAATATATGATTTTTTCTAATAAAATTTATAAAATATCTTCAGGTAAAAATATTTCTCTTTTTGCTGAAGATGAAAATAATATAAAGATGTATTTATATAAAGACTTTGTTTTTAAAAAAAATATAAGCTTAAATAATAGCATTAGATGTGAAGATTTAGGTAAAAAACTTAGCTACAATAAAGTTATAAAGATTAACGATAATCATAGTTGTATTTGTTTTGATAAAAATATTTCGGTGATTAATAATGAAGAAGATTTTTAGTGCTAATTATGTGATTAAAATTGTGAGGCTAATAAGATTAAGTAACTATATTAGGAGTAAATAATTTTATGAAACTTAAAGATAGAATAAAAACTTATAACTTTTGGGTGAGTTTAGCAAGTGCTATTTTATTAATTGTAAATACACTTGGTAAACAACTAAATTTTTCAATAGATGAAAATTTGTATAATGATTTATTTACTTCTTTTTGTGGTATATTGGTGTTACTTGGAATTATAGTTCCACCATCTAACCCTAAAAAAAGTGATTTAATGGAACTTGAAAGGGAATTTGAAGATATTAATAAAATAAATAAAGATATAGATATTGAAAAATTAAATTCCAATTTTGATATAAACTGTGAAGAACAAGAAGATTTGCAAAAAGAAAATAATAATTTTAATTTGCAAAATAGCGAACATAATTCATATTGTGATAAGAGTGATACTACCAATATCAAAAATATTTCTGAAAATATTAAAAATGATGATAATTATAATTAAAATATTTTGCAAATTGTAATATAATAATTTAATAAAATAAAAAGACTTTTACTATTAGATATTGCACATTTATATCTTAGTAAAAGTCTTTTTTATTGTTTAATAATATTTTTCGACAAAAATTATTAAATTATTATATAAATATAAAACTATTAAACAAAAAAATACTTGATTTATTTATTAGAAACTATTATAATCCATTTAGGATTAAAGTTTTTTTTAGAATATTTTAATTATTTTGATTGCAAGGTGGATTTTATGTCTTATAAGAACACAATGAAGCTTTTTGCTTCAAATTTCTCACTTGTTTGGAAACAAGTTCTATATTTTGTTGTGTGCTTTATTTTCTTTTTTATTTGTGCTTACCAAGCTGCAACACCTATTTTTGATATGCTTAAAGATGAGGGGGTTTTTACTGAATTTGAAAATGTTGTAAATTCATTGTATGCTCTTAAAGGTAGCACATATCTCTCACTTTTAGACACTTTAAAGCATATTCTTAATTTAATTGTAATAAATTTTAAAGAAATATATTTATATTTGATTTTATTGTTTTTGTTTGCGTTTTTATTACCATACATTATTTTTCAAATGTCAATTTATAATTTATCTTCAATAATTTATAAAAAACTTTCTATGAATATGAATGTAAAGTATATTCCAAACTTTATAAGTACATTTAAAAGTTCATTTAATTACGCTATTAGTAATGTAATTTTAAGTTTGCCATTTTGGGCATTAAAGATACTATTTCTTGAAATCTATTTACATTTTTCATCCAATTTATTTATAAGATATATTGGAATGGTTGTTTTATCAGCATTATTTATTTTGCTTGATTCAGTAAAAAATGCATTATTTGCCAGCTATACTGGTAGTTTTATCGAATCAAATGGGCTTCCTATAAAGGTATTTGGTAGTAGTTTTTCGCTTACAGCAAATAACTTTTGGAATTTATTATCTAATAGTATAATTTTAAAACTTACTAGCATTGTTGCGCAGGGATTTGTTGCGTTATTTACATTCTTCTCAGGTTTATTTATTGTAATCCCTGCATCTTTTGTTTTGACCTCAATCTTTTACATAGTTGTTTATTTCAATAAAACTGGTCAAAGATATTATTTAAGTAATAACTATATTTTTAACCCAACAAAATATACTGTTAAGCAAGATGAGTTTGCTCCAAAATATTTATTGCCAGAAGAACCTG